CAGTATCTCCAGGAATCGGCTGGGTATGCACGGACCATCGGCTCAGGTGAAGCGGTCTACGAAGTCAGCGGCAAGGGCCTGGCGGCGATGTGCAAAGAGGTCTATACGCGGTACGGGCGGAAGGTGAGGCACCGAGCCGTATGATCAAGCCTGACGTCACCGTCCATGTCTCGGGTCCGCTCTTCAGCGGGGCCTGGCGAGGCTTCATGCGTCAGCTCATGGGCGACATCGAAGAGGTTGTGGCGGAGGCTGGGGTGGAGCAGGTTCAGATGCAGTACGACCGATCGCTGCGGCACCCTACTGGGTATCATCGCTCTCGGGTCCAGCACGAAGCCAATCGTACCGTAGACACCAACGCGGTCTACGGACCCTGGTTGGAGGGCACTGGATCGCGGAACAAGACTACTCGATTCAAGGGGTACCACAGCTTCCGGCAGGCGACCCAGCAGCTTGAACGGCAGGTGCCTCGGCTAGTGGAACCTGCGGTGCGGCGAACGGTGAGGAGACTGAACGGATGAGTCTCGCCTTCGCAGCAATCGTGGATAAGGTCGCTTCGCACGCGGCAGCGCAGGGCGTGTTTGTGCGGGTCAATCAGCATGAGCCCAAGTCGGCTCCAGATAGCGGTATCACGGCGGCAGTCTGGGCCGATACTATAGGACCAGTCCCGAGCGGGTCGGGACTGCAGATGACGTCCGGACTGCTGGTGCTGAAGGTTCGGGTCTACACCCCAATGCTGGCGGAGCCGCAGGATCAGATCGATCCCAACGTGATCGAGGCAGTGGACCTGCTGTTGACGGCCTACTCGGGCGACTTCACGTTGGGGGATGAGGTTCGGAACGTTGATCTACTGGGGCAGGCAGGGACTCCGCTGTCCGCTCGAGCGGGCTACCTCAACCAGGACAGCAAGCTGCTCCGGGTCATGGACATTACGCTCCCGCTGATCGTCAACGATCTGTGGGCTCAGTCTCCGTAGGAGGGGTGCTAACGTATGGCCAAGCAGTCAGGACTGGGCGACAACCTCTACGTGGGCGGCTACGACCTGTCGGGTGACATCGGGTCGCTGGGTGCGATCCATGGCGGCAGCGATACCCAAGATGTGACCGGGATCGATAAATCGGGGAAGGAGCGTCTCGGTCTGGTGCGTGATGGTGACATGGAGTTCCTGTCATTCTTCAATCCGTCGGTCGACCGTGCCCACGACCGGTTCGAGAACCTGCCTCTGACGGACCAGATCTGCTCGTACCTCCGGGGGACTGCACTGGGCGGACAGTGCGCACACCTGGTGGCCAAGCAGCTCAACTACGACGCCACCCGCGCCGAGAACGGCGCGCTGACCTTCAAGATCAATATGGCAGCGAACGGCTTCGGCTTGGAGTGGGCACACCAGCTCACTGCCGGAAAGCGCACCGACGGCGGAGCCACCAACGGGACTGGTGTGGACTTCGGTGCATCCAGTGCGTTTGGGTTCCAGGCGTATCTCCAGGTCTTCGCCTTCACCGGCACCTCAGCCACGGTCAAGGTCCAATCTTCCACTGATAATGGTGGCGGTGATCCCTACGCCGATGTAGCAGGCGGTGCCTTCACTGTGGTGACTGGGATTACGGCTGAGCGGATCGCTACGGCCGCCATCTCCATTGAGCAGTGGCTGCGCGTGGTCACGACTGGCACCTTCTCCAACCTGATCTTCGCGGTTGGGGTAGCGCGCAACCTGACGGCAGTGGTCTTCTGATGGAACCCTTCCGGCTCCAGCCGCAGCTCCCAGCGTCGGCAGTCAAGACGTATCAGATCCTTGCACCCGTTCCAACCCACTTCCGTCCGGCTCGATGTGAGGAGGTCGACTGTTCGCTTTCCCGCAACGGCTTCAAGATCCAGGTGGATGAGACGACCGATCTCGGGCAAGCCCAGGCGCATTATCTCCGCAAGGAGAGCGGCAGGGAATGCATTGTCAGCCGAGAGGCTGAGCTGACTGTGTTCACGTTCCCACCTGGCACGCAATGCTTCAACCCGCATCAGTTTCCACTCAACCGGGAGCCGCGGTATCTGGTCAGGGGAGGGGACTGGAGGGGCGATCCGAGAGGCGACCCAGTCCGCGAGCATGATCGACCGGAAGACTGGGTAGACGACTTCGCCACCCACCAGCAAAGGATCAAAGATAGGATCGAAAGGGGCTAAGGAATGGCCAAGGAATCAGGGCTCGGCTGGACCACCCTGTCGGTGGATGATTCGGGTGGTACCGCCCGAGATATCCGCAACGACATCACCAATTTCGAGTGGGCAACCCCGCGCGAGGAGCAGGACATCACGGGCATCGACAAGTCGGCCAAGGAACGACTGCTGCTGCTGGCGGACTTCACCATCGAGATGAACGGTGTCTTCAACGACGCCACCAACCTCAGCCACACAGTGTTCCGGACCATCCCGTCGACGTCGGTCGCGCGGACCGTCACCAACGTGATCTCGGGTCAGACGCTGGCCGGTGAGCTGCTTCTGACCGACTACTCGCTGACTCGGGCCGAGGACGGCAAGCTGACCTGGAAGGTGCCAGGCGCGCTCGCCGACGGTACCGTCCCGACCTGGACCTGATCCGTGGGGTTCCAGCCGCCGCAGAAGGTCTACAAGCTGGTCTTTGAAGATCGGGCTTACGAAGGCCTGATCGTCAAGGCCAAGTCGGCACCGATCGGGCAGCTCCTCTCGCTGATGTCATTGGCGAACGTCGATCTCGCCAACATCCAGCCGGAGCAGCTTCAGGAGGTCACCGACCTGTTTGACATGTTCGCCGACAAGCTAGATGAGTGGAACGTGGATTACAATGATGGGCCTCACAAGGGCGAACCTGTCCCTGCAAATCGAGAGGGGGTCAGGAGCCAGGACGGCGACTTCATCGTCATGATCATCCTGGAGTGGATCAACGCCATCATCGGGGTGTCTGGCCCTTTACCGACCGCCTTATCGAATGGCGAGAAGTCCCAGGTGCCGTTGCCTCTGATGGAAGAGCTGTTACCGAGCCAGGGGAGCTGAAGGAGGCGCTGTTCGTCCTGGACAACTGCGAGCGGTTCGGCTGCCTACCGTCGCAGCTCTACCAGGAAGACGCCACCCTCCTCCGTTACCTTGCCATCGAGCGATTCGGCCGTAGGAAGCAGGACGATCAGTGGCCAACGAAGTAGAGATCATCGTCCGCTCTCGGGACGCTTCGGCTCCTGGGTTTAGCGGTGCTGAGCGTCGAGGCGAGGGCTTCAAATCCAAGCTGGGCAGTATCGGCAAGGTGGCCGGTGGTCTGCTGGCGGTGGGGTTCGCGGGAGCTGCCGCCAGTCGCGTATTCGGGTTCTTTAGTGACGCCACCGGAGCAGCGGCCGACCTAGGCGAATCGCTAAGCAAGTCGAACACGATCTTCGGCGACCAGGCCAAGCAGATCGAGCGGTGGGCTGGGGCAGCAGACCGCAACATCGGATTGGCGAAGGGTCAGGCGCTCGACGCAGCGGCCGGGTTTGGAAATCTGTTCACCCAGCTCGGCATCGGCGGCAAGGAAGCAGCCAGCATGTCAACCTCGATGGTTGAGCTGGCTGGGGACTTCGCGAGCTTCCACAACGCCGACATCACTCAGGTCCTTGAAGCGCAATCTGCTGCATTCCGTGGTGAGTATGACGCAGTTCAGCGATTCGTCCCGACGATCAACGCAGCGCGGGTCGAGCAACAAGCGCTGAACATGACGGGCAAGGCTACTAAAGATCAGCTCACCGACCAGGATAAGGCATTGGCCGTCAACGCCCTAATGTTCAAGGGCGCGGGCAAAGCCAAGGGTGACTTCGCTCGGACCTCGGAGAGCGCCGCCAACAAGGAGCGCCAGGCCACCGCTGCGATGGCCAACACCAACGCTATGATCGGTCAGAAGATGCTGCCGGTTAGCATGGCGCTAACCCAGGCCAAGCTCCGCCTGGCACAGGTCCTGGCGGGACAGGTCCTCCCAGCATTCATGGCGCTCGGGAAGTGGATCGGTCAGAACAAGGCTCTCCTGCTTGCAATCGGGATCGGCATTGCAGCAGTGCTGGTTCCAGCATTCATCGCATGGGCGGTGGCGGCCGGAGTGGCGGCGGCAGCAACCATTGCGGCGACCTTCCCATTGATCTTGATTGGCGCGGCGGTAGCGGCAGTCGCGTTTCTGGTTATCAAGAATTGGGGCAAGATCAAGTCGTTCACGGCAGCGGTGTGGCCAGCCATCCAACGGATGGTGGCGGCCGTGTGGAACTGGATCAAGCGCAACTGGCCTTTGCTGTTGAGCATCCTCACCGGGCCTATCGGGGCGGCCGTGATCTTTATCGTCCGGAATTGGGCGAAGGTGAAGGCTGCAGCAGGGGCAACCGTCTCCGGGGTGATCAGCTTCTTCAGCCGACTACCAGGGCGGATCATCTCATTCGTCGCGAGCATCCCTGGGCGTATCCGGTCGATCTTTGCGGCGGCTGGAACGTGGCTGCTTCAGGCTGGTCGTAACATCATCCAGGGGTTGGCCAATGGCATTATGGAGCGGATCAATGCCGTCCGGTCGGCGATCGGTAACGCGGTGTCGAGTATCCGCAACATGCTGCCTTTCAGTCCGGCTAAGGAGGGTCCGCTCTCGGGCAGGGGCGACCCATTCCAGGCAGGGCAGCGGATCAGCGAGCGAATCGGGCGGGGTATCGCCAGTCGCAAGACCGGAATCGGCGACGCCCTGGGCGGTTCAATGCAGGGTGGAGGTCCTGCAGGGGCTTCTGGTGGGGGAGGTGGCGTAGTTGTCCTGCAGATCCAGCCCGGCGGCGGTGAGCTGGATGCTATGTTCATCAAGTGGTTGCACAAATCAATTCGGACCGGGCGGATTGTTCTGCGCTAGAGGAAGGACAGGCTAGTGGCCCACAGATACAAGAGTTGGAATGGTGCTATGCCGACGACCGCCGCTCTGCCAGCGGTCACGACCGGCACCGCTATCAAGACCATGCTGCAGCTCGCGACTCCTTCCACGCGACAGATCCAGCTTGTCGAATGGGGCTTTACGCTGGACGACCCGCCCGGTGCGGACGCGGTGTTCGAGCTGCTTGAGGTCGATGTGGCGGCGACCGTGACCGCGCACGTGGCGTCCGGCGTCATCAAGACGATCCCTGGTCAGCCTGACTCGCTGCTGACGCTGGGGGCGAGCGCGACCGGGTACTCCGCATCTGCGGAGGGTGTACCGACCGCGAGCCGGCTGTTCGACGCGGTGGGGATGTCGTCGGTGTCGGCTGAGGCCGCGCCGTTCCTTACCTACCGGCACCGGTTCGAGGATGGCGAGGAGTCGCTGGTCGCTGTGTCCAAGTTCCTGCGGATTCGGGCGACCACCCCAACCACGGCTGTCGACATGCGCTGCTGGGTTGCCTGGGACGAGTAGATGCCCGCTGCAGTCCGACCAGTCATCAGCCGAAGGCGCTCGCCGCAGCGCGTCCTGAGGGCTCCATTCGCGAGCGGCCCAATCCTGCCGGCGTTCCCGGAAGCGCCGCTCGCCATCAACGTTAAGATCCTCGTTGACGGGTCGTGGCTCGACATCACGTCGTGGGTGTACGGCCAGGACCGTGCACAGATCGAGATCAACCGGGGAAGGTCGGACGAGGCCAAGCAGGTCGAGCCGTCTCGCGCTGGGTTCCAGCTCAATAACCGCGACGGGCAATTCAGTCCGCGCAATCCGACCTCATGGTTGTACGGGAAGATCGGCCGCAATACCCAGATCCGGATCGCCATCGGCGCTGACATCCGGTTCTCCGGGGAGATCAGCGAGTGGCCGCAGCGGTGGGACGAGTCCGGCCGCGACGCGTACGTCCCGATCGAGGCGTCGGGCATCTTGCGCCGCCTCGGCCAAGGTGCCACGCCGCTCAAGTCGACATGCTACCGCGGCTACACGTCGGCGACGTTCACCCCGGTGGCGTACTGGCCGTGCGAAGAGGAAGAAGGTGCCACCGAGATCGCGTCCGCGCTCGGCGGACCGCCGATGTCGCTGACGCAGGCCGGTGGTGCTTTCGGAGCACCAGATTTCGGAGCAAGCTCCGTATTCAAATGTTCCGCGCCGCTACCAAACATCTCGGGTAGTCAGTGGATAGGAGCCATACCTGTCTATCCCGTACCGTCGCCTGCCAGAATCCAGGTGTGGTTCCTGTTGAGCATCCCCGCCGCTGGGACGCTCAACAACCAGGGCGTCTTCCGGCTGCGCACAACGGGCTCGATCGAGCTGGTCGACCTCGTCTACCTCACGACTGGCGACTTCGCGTTCCGCGCCTACGACACTGACGGCACCCAAGTGGCGAACTCGACGATCAATTTCAACCTCGACGGCAAGGTCATGCGGGTCAGCGTGACCCTGAACCAAAACGGCGCTAATGTTGATTGGAGCGTCGACGTGCTGGAGGTCGGGGCGTCCTCAGTGGGTGGTACTGGCGCCACGATTGTCGGACAGACGATCTCGCGTGCAGTGGCCATTACCATGAACCCAGGTGCCGACGCGCTTGATGTCGTTGTCGGCCATATCTCCATCCACGATCAGGACCGGACCCTGTTCGATCTCTCTGCCGAACTGAACGCCTACGTCGGTGAGAAGGCAGGGGAGCGCATCCAGCGGCTTTGCGAGGAAGAAGGCGTGGCCTTCCGATCGGTTGGCGCAGTCACCGCCACCGCGAAGCTGGGCGCGCAGCTCCCCGCCACGCTGCTCGACCTGCTCCGGGAGGCGGCCGACGCTGACGGCGGTATCCTCTACGAACCTCGGGACATGTTCGGGCTGGCGTACCGGATCAGAGTGAGCATGTACAACCAGCTCCCGGCGTTGACGCTGGACTACGCCGCCAACCATCTGTCGGAGATCGAGCCCGTCGACGACGACCAGGCTATTCGCAACGACATCACTGTCAAGCGGGCTGGAGGTTCGTCGTTCAGGGTCATCGAGGAATCAGGGCCGCTGTCGGTGCAGGCACCTCCCAGCGGCGTCGGCAAGTACGACGAGGAGGTCACCCTCAACCTGGAGCTGGACAGACAACTCCCCGACCAGGCGGGCTGGCGGCTCCACCTGGGCACGGTGGACGAGGCCAGGTATCCGGTGCTCGGGGTGAACCTTGCTCGGGCGCCGTTCGGTCCAACCCTCACGCAGTACGTGCGAGCGCTCGACCTCGGCGACCGCCTGGTCGTGGAGAACCCACC